TCATGTGAGTCACAATCCCCCCAATAAAAAATATGAAACTGAAATTCGCAAAAGTGAAACGAGTAAAAGCAAAATCAAAGAGTGCTTTGAAAAACAAAGCGGATAAGCTGATGAGCCTGTTAGTCCGTTCTATCGGTTATTGCCAGGCGAGGATATTCACTAAAGTTCATTGTGGAGGGGGATTACAGGATTGTCATATAGTCGGTAGAGCCAACATGAGGTTAAGATACGACCCTATAAATCATCTTTGTATGTGTGCCGGACATCATGTTTGGTTTACGAACAATCCAGAGGCGTGGAGGACTTTTATTGAAACTTCTTGGGGTAGCGTGTGGAAATACCTTCAGGAACATAAAGAGGAAAAAGTAAAAACTGATTATGAAGAAGTTATAAGGAGGCTATCGTGATTAAACTCTTATTATTCTCACTCTTTGTCTTTCTCTCTATTGGAATGGTAGGATTGATTAAGGGAATTAAGGAGAAATATGGCAAAAGTTAAAGAGAAAATACAAATTATATTACCCCCAACAGCAAGCACTGATGTTGATATGGATTTAGTTAATTTAACCGAATATTTATCAAAGAAACTTGATTTAGATACCGGTTATGGATTGGGCGGAGAATTTGGGTATGGAGCAGATTACGAAAACGATACTTTTATGATGAAACCTTATTGTTGGTGCGAACAAGAGGATAGTTGTCTATGGTGCATGATGAACGACCCGAAAGAAAATAATAATTATGTAAAAATGAAAACAGAAATTCTCAGAAGATTTGGAAAAGAATGTGCGGATTGGGGTGGTGCTCCTCAATTCTACTACAAACCAACAGGGTTATGGATTCGCTGGTATAAATGGATTGGAAGGGATATGGAATTTTCAAAGAAACTAACAAAGAAAGAATGGGAAAAGATTTATAAAAATATCCTTAATTCTATTTCAGAGTTAAAGAAGTAAAGAAAGGAATAAAATGAAGTTAAAAGCTAATGGTATTCCCGCATCTATAGTCTTTTTCTTAATTCTTTACGGATTAACTAGACTTATGATGGATTTATTAACGATAAAATAAAAGGAGAATGATATAAGAAAAGTAAGGTTTGAGTGATTTCAAGTCTAGCTCAAAGAGAGGGAGGTGAAAATATGGATAAAGGAAATTTGTTTGGAATAGAAATAAGAATTTTGAATAACGGATATTTAATTCATGTATCTAAAAGTGAACCAGAGGAAAATTGGATTGCAGATACTACACAGAAAGTTGCGTCAATAATAAAAGAAAAATTAGACGAATATCACGAAAAGTAATTCCTTGCCTCAAGTCCTACGGGATTTGAGTTAGAGAATTAAGAGGGGAGAAATTATGATAAAACGAACTGTACAAAATTTAATATTGATGCTAACTACTGCTGCAATCTTTGGAATATGGATGGGAAGTTTTTATGCTGTTGTAGTTATGATAGGAGTCGTGACCTTATTTTCAGTAGAAGAATAATTTATGAACACAATCCGAGAAAAACTTAAAAATACAATAATAGAAAACTTTGACTTTGACGGAGATTTTGAGGAAACTTACGGAAAGTTTGTTGACCAATTACTAGCTCTATTTAGAGAGGAATGGTTGGGAATGGTAGGAGAAGACGAACAATTATCAACAACCGGTTTTATTTTTACGATTAAAAGAAATGAAGAAAAAATGATTTGCAACAAACTTAGGTCAGAATTAAGAGCAAAGGTAGAGAAGAAGATATGAAAAAATATCAAATAATATATGCAGACCCACCGTGGGCTATTCGTTGGCAAGGTTCAGGAAGTATTGGAACTAAGCCTTTAGCTTATCCAACAATGACAATGATGGAATTAGCAAGTTTACCCGTAAAAGACATAGCAGAAGATTTGTCTAAATTATTTATGTGGACTACAAATGGATTTTTACCTGAAGCCTTGGGATTACTTAAATTTTGGGGATTTCAGTATGATAAATTGTGGACTTGGTGTAAGCCTACTGGTGCAGGTGGTCATCCAAGAAACGCAACTGAACATCTAATTGAAGCTAGTAGGGGAGCTTTGCCAAGCATTGGTAGGCACGCAAAGGCAAGGAATAATTGGTTTCTTGCTGGAACTCAAGGTCATTCTGTAAAACCCCAAGAAGCAATAGATTTAATTGAATACTGTTATCCTAATTATTCAAAGATTGAATTATTTGCAAGAAAACCTAGGGAAGGCTGGGATGTCTGGGGAAATGAAGTAGAAAGTGATATTGATTTAATCCAAGAGGAGGATAAAAAAGATGGGATTTAGAACAACAATAACAACAGAGGATTTAAGCGGAATTAAACTACCTAAGTGGTTTAGGGATAAGTGGCAAGACCAATTCAATTTTGGAGAGGGTAATTATTCTCGTAAATATAACGGAGCTATGCTTATAACTTCAAAACACGAGAGAAAATTCTATAACGGCAAGGATGAGGAAATATTGTTAGATATTCAGAAAGTGGTTAAGTTAAAAGATATTTCTAGTTTTATCGTAGTAATGCTTCACGAGTGTGGAGGGATAACTAGAGTGCAAATAGAGAAAGATAGTATAAGATTTAGCGAACCTACGGGGTGGAAAGAGGTAGAACAGGTAGAACATGATTATTGTTATGGTTGTAGCGACTTAGAGGAGGAAGTTATTGGTTAAGGGTATGAAGATAAAAATAATTAAAAATCATCCAATCTCAATACTTTTTGGTGGAGAAGCCCAATATTTTGTAGATTGTATGCGAAAAATAAAGGGCGTTATGTATGTTAGGAGATTTCTTTGTAATTTTAAGCCAAATAAAGAACAAATAAAAGAAATAAAAAATAAATTTATGAATCTTAAACTTGAGAGTTTTAGCCAATAAAGAAAGGTAATATGAAAGTTGAGAAAGTGAAGGGGATGAGATGAGTGCAAATAATGTTATTTCAATAAGGTGGAAAAAACCAAGCTATTTAGTTGAAGACGTAGATTGTGAAACAGGTTCCGGCATAAGAGTAGGAACAGCTAAGACGCTGGAAAAAGCAGTTAGGATTGCTAATGAGTACATGAGTGATGGTAATTATGTAGAATATAATACTTCAATAAAACTCAAATAGTATGAAAAAACTAATTATTTTATTATTCGGAAACGCTACGAGTCATGGTCTAATTCTTGGAATTTTGTACGATATTAAAAAACGGTGGTACAGGTTTATTGAGGATTGGAGAAATTGGTAAAGAGATGAGAAACTTAGGAATTAAGAAAATGAACCATGTAAAGCCAACAGCAATGCAACTCTCAACCTTTGAGAATATCAAACGTGGAATGAAGTTAAGGGATGCAATGATCGCCGGAGGATTCAAACCTAAAACTTCGGATAGCCCAAAGCAAAATCTCTTGGATTCACGAGGATTTACCGAATTGATTAAGGAATATAGGGAAGATTTAAGGAAAGCCGGAGTAACTAAGGAAGTATTAGCGGAAATTCAAGCGGAAGGATTATTTGACGCAGATGCTAGTGTTAGGTTAGACTATCTCAGAGAGAACAAAAAAGACCTGGGACTGATAGAGCCAAAAGATATTAATTTAACTCAAATCAATATAGGTGGAGATATGGGAATTAGAGTAACAGAGTATGATCCAAGTACAATTGCACAGGAAGCAAAATGAAGTATTCCAAGATACGCATAGATTTAGGGTGGTATGCGCAGGCAGGCGGTCAGGCAAAACAGTGCTTGGGCATGTTACTATACTTGATTGGGCAACTAAGGCGGTGGGACTGTATTGGATTATTTCACCCACCTACCGGCAAGCCAAACAAATTCATTGGCGGCATTTACAACACTTTATACCAAGAGATTGGGTATTAAAGAAAAATGAAGTTGAATTATCTATCACACTTAAAAATGGTTCCATCATTGAACTTAAGGGTGCTGAAAATCCCGATGCCTTACGAGGTGTCAAGCTTCGGGGGTTGGTTATCGATGAGATTGCCTCAATACGAAATTGGGAATGGCTTTGGTCTGAAGTTTTACGACCCACGCTTACTGATTACCAATCTCCTGCTTTATTTATTTCCACGCCTAAGGGCTACAATCATTTCTATGAGCTATACCAAGCTGGACAAATTGATAACGGAGATGGCGGGTACAAGTCGTGGAGGTTCACAAGCTACGACAACCCATATATACCGAAAGGAGAAATAGACAATGCTAAAAAAGAACTTACGGAAGATACCTTTGCCCAAGAATATCTGGCAGACTTTAGGAAACATACAGGTCTTGCTCATAAACAATGGGATAGGNANATTCACCTTATAGAATCTTTTGATGTGCCAAATGANTGGAACAGGGGGAGAGGATTTGATTTTGGAGANGTGCATTACACAGCATCAGTTAGAATTGCTATTGATGGGGAGGATAATTGGTTTTTAGAAACTAGCTATATGGATAATAATAAGGACACTAAACAACACGCAGAGGCAATACTTTCGATGGATTATGGATTGCCATTCATACCTTGTTGGGGCGATCCATCAGGCAAACAGTGGATGGAATATTTTAGATTACATAATTTAAATATAAATCCAGCTGACAAAACAATCGGGCAGGGATTTAGAGGATGGGTAGAATTCTGTGTAGAGAAGATCAATGAAAGGTTGATATCTCATCCTGGTCATACAGTTAGACTTCCTGATGGAAGAACTATTGAAAATGCTCCAAAATTCTTCGTACTTAACAATGGCAAAAATGATGCTTTTGTTTCTCAAATAGAAAAATTATCATGGAAGCAGACAATTACAGGAGAGAATGTTCCCGTTCTCGATGAAGATGGAGATCCCACAGGGGGACACTATGACTTAATGGCAGCCTTGAGATACTTTGCGGTCAGTTATAAGAAAACAGATAAACCATATACTGAACCAAGAGATTCGATTGCGAATAAGGACTGGTCATTTAGCTAGGATGAGTACATCTCTGCCAACCGTAGAGCGGGTTAATAAATTAAACTACTTAGATGTGGTCAGGAAACTCGACCCCGAATTGTATCTCATCAGACTTGCTTTAGATGAAGCAGGAGTAAATCCAAGCATTATTCCTCAGATTATAAGAGCTATTGGAAACTTGACTTTGGGAGAAGGATATGGTAAAATTCAGATATTCATGCAGGCTAAAGTTATTACAAATATAAAACCAGAGGAAAATATTTTAATGAATGAAACTGCTATCGTAGAAAATGAGGAAAGGACAGAAATTAGGTAGACCATTCAATATATCCGACAGGAGTTGTAAAAAGTGTGGAAAGACATATTCCCCAAGAGCAAGCAATCAATTATATTGTTTTCCTTGTATAAAATTACGTATTCACGAATATGGTAAAAAATATAGAGGAAGTCATAAAAGATATCTAAGTGATCAAAAACGACAACATTATCTAAATCATAAAGAAGCATATAGGAAGCGAACAAATGCATGGAAAAAAAAGAACTTGACTTTATTAAATAAATAGAGTATAAATTAATAAAAGGTCCCAAAGTTTATAAACTCAAGACCCGTCAGATGCTAAAGTAGAAGACGGGTTTTTTTGTGTGTTAAATATGCCGGAAATACCAATAGCGGGGAGTAAAGAGGAACAGAAAGTCTTTACCGACGTTTACAGACATTACGATATAGCCAAAGAGGACTTGGATTTAAGACGTCCAGACTGGGATAGGAAGGATGTCTTATTCCGTTCCTACATTGATAAGAAAAATTGGCCTTATAGAGCTCTCTTCGTTGATCCCCGGATAACTACAATTCTATTTGAAAAAGCTGCTAGAACCTTCGCTAATAAACCCAGAGGCAGAATGATACCCAGAGAGTCTGGCGACGCAATCGGAGCCAAGATTAACACCGAACTTTTATCTTTTCAATGGGATGATAACGAAAGAGTAGATAATATGCCTATGTTGTTAAAGTGGATAATTATGTATCTAAACGCCAAGAAATATGGGGCGTCATTCGGGTTAGCAAAATGGCACTATGAAAGACACGCAGTTAAAGACGGAGAAAAAGGCAAGCCGGTAGTTTTCTTTGACGGGCCGAACTTCAAGCCTTGGAACAATCGGGACGTCCTGCATAATCCTTCTTACTCAACAGTCAAAAACTGGATTCAGTTAAGAGATTATGTAACCTTCCAAGACTTAATGAGTATCAATGACTCGGCCAGAAGCAAGCCTATTTATAAGAACTTGGATATTCTCCGTCAGCAGATGGATAAAGAAGCGGATACAGGCGGAGATACAAGAGATTCAGAATATGCAGTTAAAAATCTCACGATTAAAGGACTTAAGGATTTCTTGGGACATGACAGAAGCTATAAGACTATTGAAATTGTAACCGAATACAGGAATGAACGATGGATTACTTTCTCCCCGAAGCATGGAGTAATTCTAAGAGATATTCCTAATCCCTACAAACATGGACAGATTCCAGTCTTACAACTCAAATTCAAACCCATAGATGAAGATACTTATGGAATGAGCGAAATAGAACCGGTTGAAAAGCTCCAGAAGATTATCTGGGCTGTTGGATCACAATACATGGATGCGGTAAATATGAGTCTCTATGCCCCGATTAAAGTCCGAAAAGGCGGAGGAGCGGTAGAAATGCACACTTTAGAATTCGGTCCAGGTAAAAAGTGGATGATGAATGATCCGGCAACCGATGTTATAACTCATCAACAGAATATCGCAGGAATAAGAGAGTTCGGACAGACCTACCGTTTCCTAGTAGGAGCTTTACAAGAGGCAATGGGTGAAACTTCAGCCATAACCTCAAGCGCTCTTCCCGGTGAGGGAGATAAGACCGCAACAGAAATAAAGGACAGTGCGGTTTCACGGAGCGCAATGGATAGCTTTGACCAAATTGCTCTTGGCGAGGCAATGAAAAAACAAATGATGTTCTGGTACAAAATGAATCAGCAATTCATGTTCAACGCCAACGAAAAAGAAAAAGTCATTCAAATAGTGGGTAAAGATGCTATTCAATTCTTTCAAAATATGGGACTGGATGGAGAAGGACTAACTGATGAAGGGATGGAGATGTTATCGGATCCCAGTCTGGCGGACTCGGTGATGCCATCAGACTTGATGCAACCCCTTTTTCCAGTTAATGGCGAAACTAAGTTCTCGATGGAAGCAGGGGGACAAACAGGTAAACTCATACTCGAACCGGATGATCTAGCAGGCAGTTATGACTATATTCCCGATATCGGATCTATGAGCAACGCTGCCGGTGACAGTAAAATTCAAGCAGAAAGCCAAGCCATGTCCTTCCTAACGGGTGTTAATCCTACAACGGGTCAACCAAGCGGTATTGCAGGAATGATAACTCAAGAAGGAAAACGGATTAAAGCCTCTAATCTCTTCATTGACTATATGGAGGATATCGGATTTAAGAATGCAGATCAATATATTGAAAATCAGCCACAGCAAGTGGCGCAACCGATGGGAGGTGTAAATGGCCAACTTAGCCAAGGAGGAATTGCAGGCGCTCAAGGAATGCAATTTGGTGGCGGCAATGTCCAATCAGGAGGGATGGCAAACAGTATTCCGGCCTTATCTGGTGGACAAGCTCAATCAAGCATTCCCGGATCCGTCGCAGTTCAGTAAGGAAGAAGATTTTGTCTATGCGGCTAAAGTATGCAGCGTATTTAAAAAAGTAGTCGCTGAAATACTAGGCTGGGTTGACCAACAGATTGAAATGGCACGTAAGTTAGAAGAAAAGAAGAAGGGGGTGAAAGATCCGTTCAGAATCGGAGAATAATATGGCAATACTTAAAATTATCAAAGGAACAGGGGACTGGCTAGAGGGGAACTTAATCGAAGCTAGTGGAGCAAGAAAAGACGAATTAGTCAATGGAGGTTTTGCTCTGATAGTGAAAGATGATGTTGTAGAACCAAAAGTTGATTTTACAGTAAAAGAAACAGTAGCAGCTCCTAAAAAGAGCAAGAAAGGGGTGAAGTAAAGTGGGAATACGTTTAAAAGCACATTCATTTAATACGGGAGGAGACTCAAATCAAGAACCTAGGGACTTGAATCAGGAAAACAGGGAAACAACTGTTGACGGACAGACATTTCATTGGGCGCCGGGACAGGTAAGAAACTTTGCCGATGACGGAGTAGGACTGCAACACGTAGCGCAATTAGGCAGTCCGTCAATCGTCAGGCAAGATGCGATTCCATTTGGGGATTCAAGAAGCTAGGTGGTAGATAAGCCTGGAATATATGCAAGATGGAAAGCGGAACACGGAACCAAAATTAGGAAAACAGGAGGACGGAAGCGAACTCATAAGAGTAAGTGATGATTTCGTCTGCAGAAGGGGAAAGCATAACTTTACTTATAGTTCGGGAACACAAGCGAAATGTACGAAATGTCCGTTAGGTTATCCTATCGGACCGAGATTTATGATTAAAGAAGGACATATCTATAAGGACTACCTACTTGTGATTTAGCGAGGGGTCATTAACCTCAACGAGGAGAGATAACAACTCCTCGCTAGACCACAAGTCTAGAATGCCGATGTCGGTATGAGCATCGTTAAATAATTCAATAAGAGAGGAGGTGTCAAAAATGGCAGAAGACACACAGGCACAAGTCCCAACGGACGCTCCGGTGACAGAAACACCGGAATCAGCAATGCCTACTGAAGAACAAAAAACAGCAGAACCTGATAAGGTTTCTGATGGATTACCTGAGGATGCAAGCGAAAGGACGAAAGCCGAGTTCGATAAGGTTCAGGGTGAACTTAGAGAAGAAAGGCGGCGTCGGGAAGCCCTAGAAGGAGCTTTCAAGTCAATGCAGACTCAACCAGCGGCGCAAGAGCCTATTTATGACCCAAATACGGGTCTGCTCAACGAGCAAGTCTTCACGGACACTCAAAGACGAGCAATCGAGGCGGAAAAGCGTGCGGCTAAAGCTGAACAATCCATACAAGGTTATCTTAAAAATCAGGATGAAAAGGAAGCCTATACGGCTTACCCTTGGTTAAATCCTAAAGCTAAAGACCACGATAAGAAAAGATATAACCTAGCGGTGGGGATAGCCCTATCCTCAATGGTTAATCCTAACAATTTCGGGGGAAAACAGCTTTCCTTAAAAGAAGCAGGAGACTTTGTGGCAGGACTTAACTCAGCAGAAGTTGAGAAAGCAAAGAAAGAGGGTGCAACTGAGGCAATCGATAAACTTACGCCTAAAGAACAGGCTACTCTTGAAGCAGTTGGCTCACCGAGTAGGAGAGCAGAATCATTGAGCAATCTTGATGATTTGAGAGCCAGAACCCGCAAGGGTGATGACTCGGCTCTATTCGAAAGGTTGAGAGGTTTGAAGCAAGAGTAACTCTGGCGGGTACGCTACGCCAGAGAATAAATCTGGCGTAGAAGGGGGTGTTTTATATATGGCATACGGTTTACAAACATTTGATGATAAAGTCATCAAGGAAGACTTACTTGATTTAATCAATGATGTCTCTCCAGACACTAATCCACTTTCAACCATGTTGGGAGTGTCGGAAGCCAAACAAACTGTCCATCAATGGGCAGAGGATTACATTAGCCGACCTATTTCCAATAGTGGGACAGTGGAAGGTGCAGCAGCAGTTTACTCAGATTTGACAACTGCGGCAAGAAGGACAAACGTAACTCAAATTATTGCTCAGACGTTTAGAGTCTCCGGTACGGAACGGGCAGTAGCGGCAGTTGGCGGTGATCCTCTCTTGTATCAGCAAAAGAAAGCTATGAAGCAATGGAAAAACAAGCTGGAGTTCGCTCTGGTACGTGCTTCCTTGACTTCAGGAGCTTCCGGTAGCGCTCAAACCATGATTGGTATTGAGGCAGCTATCACATCCCATTACACAGCACGACTTTCTGGTACTTCCTTGTCGGAAACAGAATTGAATGCAATGGTATTGGATGTTGCAACAGATGTTGCTGATGACCAAGTCTTCGATATGATCTTGACAACTCTTCAGCTTAGACAGAAGATTTCGACTTTTACAGCCGGATCAACTAGATATGTTCCTGCGGAGGATAAAAGATTAACCAGACCAGTAGCTGTGTACGAAAGCGATTTCGGTGTTCACAGAATCTTCGGACATAAGGACGTTTCAGTTTCGGCTGCGACTCCAGGTCCAAGAATTATCGGTCTTAGAGAAGACAAGTGGAAAATTGCATACTTAACAGGCAGAAGACCAAAGATAGAAATGCTTGCCAAAGATGGAGATCGTGAGAACGGTCAAATCATTGGAGAAGCTACTTTGGAGTTCTTAGCTGAAAGAGCAAATGCAATGAGGAGTGGGTACGCTTATACTGGATAACGTAGCATGACTTTTGTTAGATGGGGGAAGGTTCTTTCTTTCCCCCATAAACATTATGATTTACAATAGTTTAGGAGAACCAATAGACGTATCTTTCGTAGAGAATATTTTAAAACTTAAAAGAATATCAGGGAGTAATCCCTGGCCAGTAATCGAAGAACTATTTAAAGCATGGCAGAAGACCAGACCAAGAGAATATAGATCGCATCTGATCTACATCAAAGATGTCAGGAGTTCCAGAAGAGATGAATTTGCTTCTTCAGACCCACGCAAAGATAAAGTTCACGGTGGAATACTCCGTTACACATTAGATATCCCCGAAACAGTGATGTATATGATTAGAAAAGTTTATTCAACTGAAGAATTGCCAATGAATAGAGAATTTTTTTTAGAATTTGCTAGGAAGTTTCCTACTTACAAAGTAGCCGAAAAAATATGACGCAGATAGAAAAAGAACAATTAAAAGATTTTTTAAGATCTTGTGGAAATTGCAGTCTTTCTTATGCCGCAACTGAATATTGGATCAATAAATATTGGGATCATAAAGAAGATTTAGCGGAAATTAAAAAATTGGGAAATTGTGACCATGAAGTTTTAGAAAAGTTATGAAAATAGCCTTGTCAATGATTGTGAAAGGAGTCAAAGAAGATGCGCCAAAACTAAGGCGTGCTTTATCCTCAATCGCAAAATACGTAGATGGAATCTATATTACTCTCTCCGCACCAACCAATCAAGTTCAAGAAGTAAAAGCTGTTTGTAAGGAATTTAAAGCAAATGTATCATATAACTCGGCTTTGTGGACTGCGGATAAGAAAACTGTTAATTGGTTAAAAAAGTTCTTTGAATACGAGCCTAACATGAAAGTAGGAGATAAACTATTTGTCTTCGATGATGCCAGAAACTTCAACTTAGCCCAAATTCCCAAAGACTATGGATGGGTATTCTGGATTGATTGTGATGATGTGGTAAGGGGCGCAGAGAATCTTGAGAAAGTTAAACTAAGTGCAGAAAAGAGAAACTTCGAGGCGGTTTATTTGAATTATCTATATCAAACTGATTTAATCGAGGATGAAAACCCTCCTGAAAAATGGCAGATTAAGAATATTATCATCGAACACATCCGAGAACGCCTCTTCAGAAATAATGGGAAATTCAAATGGATAGCCCCTATCCATGAAACCTGTATCGAGCAAGTTCCAACTGAAAAAACTGATAACTACGATGTAGAGATACTCCACCTGTCAACTATGGCGGATAAAATGGATTCACAAACTAGAAATATGAGTCTTTTGGAACTAGCGGTAGCCAGAACCGAAGGCAAAGACCCAAGACATCTCTACTATTTAGCTAAAGCCTACTTTGATAAAAATACCAAAGAAGCAGATGATAAGGCTATTCCCTTAATCCTAGCCTATTTGGGAGGGGAGAATAAATCAGGCTGGCCGCAAGAAAGAGCGCAAGCGTGTGTGTATTTGTCGGAAATCTACCGCAGAAGAGGGGAATTAAACAATTCAATTAAAGCTCTTATGAATGCGTTGATTGAAAATCCCGAGGATCCTGCGACTTTTGTAAACTTAGCTATATCTTATGCAGCAAAGAAAGACTGGGGAAGGTCATTGTTTTGGGTTAAACTTGCCTTACAGATGCCAGACGCTAAAACCACTCTAGTCAAAAACCCAAGGGACTTAATCGGCATGAGCATGGAGGTAATTTATAATGCTTCAATTAATCTGGGCAAAATAGATGATGCATGGGCGGCAGCGCAAAAGTTGACAGAATTAGACCCTACCCATCCGCAGATTAAAGAAATCTTTTCTTTCATTACCAATCTAAGGGAACAGCGGGATGTAACTAAAATCGTTACCCGGCTAGCTGAATATCTAAAAGCAACAGGAGAGTATCATAAAATTAAACCCCTACTAGCAGCTACTCCGGCAATAGCCGAAAACAATCCTTTTATAGCTGATTTGAGAATGAAAAACAATCCGCCTAAACCCTGGGGAGAGAAAGAAGTAGTAATTTACTGCGGTCCGGGGTTCACTATGTGGTCTCCTAAACGAATGGATGATCCCAAGGGTTCATTTGTTGGAGGAAGCGAGGAAGCGGTAATTTGTATGTCAAAAGAGCTTCAAAAACAAGGCTGGAAAGTAACTGTGTATGGAGACCCGGGAGCCGATGAAGGTACCTACGGAGGCGTTGAATGGTTGCCTTATTATAAATTCAATCCTTTGGATAATTTTAATATCGTAATCGCTTGGAGAAATCCTAAGTTCTTTACTCAAGGAATAAAAGCTAAAAAGAAAATAATATGGGCACATGATATTTTGAATAAACTTGATTTTGACGAAAATGTAGTCAAGAGTTTTGACAAAATTTTTGTATTAAGTAATTGGCATCGTGAAAATATAGACCATGTTTTACGAGAAAAAATTTTTGTTACGTCAAACGGTATATGAGTTATATAAGAACAAAGGAGCATAAGGAAAAAATGAGACTTTTAAATTTAGGTCGAAGGGCCAGTAAAGAAACAAAGAAGAAAATAAGTCTTAACCATGCTAATGTTAATGGAGAAAATAATCCTATGTGGGGAAAGAAAAGACCCCAATATGTTAAAGATGCAGTTTCTAAGGCAAACAAAGGGAAAAGGCACAATAATTACATGAAGCCAATGTTGGGTAAGCATCATTCATTAAAAACAAAGTTAGCAATGAGTTTAGCACAAACGGGAGAAAATGGCAGTAATTGGAGGGGTGGATTAACAGAGGAACATCAAATTATAAGAAGTTCAGCTAAATATAAAGACTGGAGAATAGCTGTTTTCATTAGGGATAATTGGACGTGTCAATTATGCTACAGAAGGGGTGGTTATTTAGAAGCAGACCATATTAAACCATTTTCATTATATCCAAAATTGAGATTTGAAATAGATAATGGAAGAACTCTTTGTAAAAAATGCCATAAGACTACCGATAGTTACGGATTTAAATTGAAATGGCATAGGGATAATGTAAGTAAGTTACCTGAAGAAAAAGTGTTTATAACAAGTAACGGACTATGAAAGTAACCTATACTAGTAGTTACGATAGAGGCTTGGAGCATCTTCTAAAAATGTGGCCTGATGTGAAAAAAGAAGTGCCTAATGCAGAACTAGAAATCTGCTATGGATGGCAGTTGTTTGACCAATTCTATAAAAACAATCCCTCTTCGATGAGCTGGAAAGCTAGAATGGAAGAAATGATGAAATATAAGGGAATAACTCATCATGGTAGGTTGCCCCAAAGAGAATTAGTAGAGTTAATGAAGAAGTGCCAGGTCTGGGCATATCCTACGCATTTCGGGGAGATAAACTGCATCAGCGCAATTAAAGCTCAAGCCTATGGCTGTGAGCCTGTGGTAGTAAATTACGCAGCTTTAAAAGAAACAGTGCAATTCGGCAGAAAAGTTGAGGGGGACATTTACGATAAGGAAACACAAGATGAATTTAAGAAACAACTAATAGATGCATTGAAAAACCCGATGAGTGAGGAAAAACGGCAAGAAATGATGAAATGGGCAAACGAAAAGTACGCTTGGGAAAAAATAGCAAAAGAATGGGGGGTGGTATTTAATGGCTGACTGGAAGTGTCCGTTCTGCGGATCAGATAAATTAAAAATTAAAAAAGCATCGGGAGATATGGTCAGGAAGAAGAAAGTAGTCTGGGGGGAAGATTTATACGAACCGGAAACTGACTTTTGCTGCCGGAAGCAAGCACATAATCAAAAGTTTATCAATGCCAGATATGACAAGACGTTGAGTAATGTGCCAGATTTGGATGATGTTAGTAAACTTTAGTTATGAATAGTGGTTGTTTTAAAAAAGGAATGATTCCTTGGAATAAAGGAAAAACGCATAGTAAGGAAGCTCGAAAAAAAATCAGTATGTCAAAATTGGGTCATATTCCATGGAATAAAGGTATTGGAATTTATATAGAAGGGATAAAGAATCCAATGTTTGGTAAACATCATTCGCAACAAACAAAAGAATTAATTAGAAAAAGAAAATTGGGAACAAAGTTGTCAAAAGAAACAAAAGAAAAAATCACCTTAGTTCTTTTGAAACAAAAACGAGGAGGAAGTAGGCATTGGAATTGGCAAGGTGGGAAAACAAAAGAATATCAAATTATTAGAGTTTCTTATCGATATAAACAATGGAGAAAGGCAATATTCGAAAGAGATAATTATACATGTGTGATGTGTGGACATAAAAGCATGGGTGATATACAAGCTGATCATATAAAACCTTTTAGTTTATATCCAGAAATAAGGTTTGAATTATCGAACGGTAGAACGCTTTGTATTCCGTGCCATAAACTTACGGATACATATTCTTACAAGATGTATCAATACAGAAAAACTATATGACCGCAAGAGAATTAGCCGACCTATCCTTAGACAAGTTAAAGTCTTTTAATTTAAGACCGATTATGCCTGCATTAAGGGCGTTAAATCAAGGTGCAATAGAAGATGTGCAAAATATCAATGGATGCGCCAACTATCAATGGTGGGGTGGACTAATTGAAATAGTTAAGCCGAAACAAATTATCGAGCTAGGCGGAGCAATGGGAGTAGGGACTATAATGATGCTTAATTCAAATTATCAGGATTTCAAATTATATAGCATAACTCTTGAAGAACACGGACTGGAGTTTTCATACATAGTTGATAACTATCCTAATCTGGTAAAAGTAGTTGGCGATGACCTTAATTTAAAGAACTGGCCAAAAGACCTTGATCTATCAAAGACAGATGTCTGGTATCTGGACAGCTTGCATACCGCTAAACAGTTACAAGCGGAGTTAGATTTATACACGCCATTCTTCAAAAAGGGTGCAGTTCTAGTCTTTGATGATATAAGAATGGACGAGTTGTGGCCGATTTGGGAAAAACTACCTTACGATAAGGTTGAATTAACAGCACCTTTGCATTATTCTGGTTATGGATTAGCAATCGTATGAACTTGGGTAAATTTATAAATCAATATATTAAAAGTTATGGTACACATTGGTTTAGTTGGAAAGCTATAATGTTTTGGCACAAATGTCCGTTCCTGCATGATTTCTGGCCAAGAAGATGGTTAGTAAACTTTATTTGTAGGATTATTGCTCAAATTGACGAGGAAGAATATCAAAAATGTAAAAATAAAGCATGAATTTTGAAGAAATTTATCAACAAGTAGATAAGCTAAAGGGTTGGATGCCCAAAGAAGACTGTAGAATACTTAACGAGTATGTAAGCTGGATTAAGAATGGTTTAATTGTGGAAATAGGCTCATTCATGGGGCGTTCTACTCTGACAATGGCTCTCTCCTCCCCTACGAGTAAAATTATCTCGATTGATCCCTATCTGACAGTTCATTCTTCAAGCGGGGAAACTGATCCCTTAAGCGTAAGGGATAGATGTATCGAAGCTATGGAAGGACAAAATTGGAAGCTAAAACAAACTAAATCAGAAACAGTAGGCAGAACATGGACTGATTTAATTGACTTTCTTTTAATAGACGGAGATCATCACATCAAAGCTCTTAGGCAAGATATTGAGTTATTTGTTTCCCATGTTAAGAAAGGCTGTTGGGTATTCTTTCACGACTACAATGTAGGAGGATTTAATGATAATACAGCAACTTATGAGAGTATTCAGAAAGTAAGAAAAGATAAGGAAATTGACGATCAATTCGAGCAACTTGAAGATATAGGGGCAATGGTCAAACTCGTAGTTAATTTGGAAAAAGATAAATGGTTTGATAAGGTTATAACTAATCCAGGGGTTTATGGGTGGGCAATATGCAGAAAATCTTAGTCGGGGGTATTGATATTACAGAAAAAGAAATAGCATACGTTAATGATGCTCTAATCAATGGCTGGGATGAAAACCACGATAAGTATCTCAAGCGGTTTGAAAATGAGTTTGCTAAGTATGTGGGAAGAAAATACGCTTACGCCGTTACAGGGGGAACACAAGCATTATGGTTATCTTTGGCTACATTAGGCATAGGTAAGGGTGACGAAGTAATTTTGTCTGACTTAACTTACTTTGCCTGTTCGGATATTATTAGGCTGGTAGGTGCAACTCCTGTATTCGTAGATACTGACAAAACATGGTGTATTGACCCCAAAAAGATAGAAGAAGCGATTACTCCCAGAACTAAAGCCATAATGCCTATCTGGTTGTATGGCAATGCGCCAGAAATGAATGAGATTATGGTGATTGCCAAGAAGTATGGACTGAAAGTTGTAGAAGATGCCTGTCCTGCGGTTGGGACTTTCTATAAGAATAAACACGCTGGAAGTTTTGGGGATTTCGGGTGTTTCTCATTTCACGGGGCAAAGATAATGACTACCGGCTTCGGAGGAATGGCGACAACAGATGACCCTAACTTGTATGAAAGAATGGTATTTCTTGACGATCATGGGGAGAATAAGAAGCTACCTAACAGGTTTTGGCAGGAGGAGGTGGGTTACTCATTCTACCTGCACAATATCAATGCCGCACTGGGACTAGCACAACTAGAAAGAATAGATGAATTTGTTAAAAAGAAACGTCAGGTCTTTGAGTGGTACTATAAAAGACTAGGGAATAAATATTCCATGAATGCAGAACAAAAATATGTCAGAACAAACAAATGGTTGACTTCAATAATTGCTTGGGATAGAGACGGAATAATAAAAAGACTTAAAGACAATAACGTAGATACTAGACCCTTTTTCTATCCTATCTCAATGTTTCCGATATATAAGGAATCAAATACTCCCAACGCTCACTTAGCGGGATTAAACGGAATTAACCTCCCATCCGGAATTCAAAGAACGGAGGAGGAGATAGATTGGATTTGTAGTCTAATCGTAGGAAGATGTTAAGGGTTAAATTTTATACAGACAGACCATTTGGGGTATTTATAAGAAACTGGCTTAAACAGCAAGGTGTTAAGATAGTGAAAAGAAACCCTGATTTAATCATCTCCTGCTATAATCCCAAGATTATCCCCAAAGAAGAACTGACTTGTCTGGCGATTAACTTTCATCCTGGTCTTTTACCATACAACAGAGGTATGTATTCCCACATCTGGCCTCTGGTTGATGGGAGTCCTGCTGGAGTAACAATTCATTACATAAACGACAAATTAGATGGGGGAAATATACTGATTCAGAAAAGAGTCCCTGTTTATCCCACGGATATAGCTTCGGATTTGGAAGACAGAACTCAAATGGCAATGTTTGATTTATTTAGAACTTTGTGGCCTAAAATCGGTAAGGGTAAACCTCAAAAGGGTAAAGGATCATATCATTCCGCCAAAGAAATAAAAACAATTCAAGAATTCGATAAAAAAACAATAGATAGGCTAAGGGCTTGTACCTTCAGGGACAGAAGTTATGGATATTTCATTGATAAGGGTAAGAAATATTATGTGGGAGTGAAATTCTTTAAGGAAGAAGATATTAAAAGATTCGAAAGGAGAAACCATGCATAGCGCTGCTTTTACACTAGTACAAAACGATATGGTTATACTTGAACTGTGGCTAAAGTATTACTCTAAATACTTCGATGATTTGTATGTAATCGGTAACGGAACTAAAGATGAGTATGGTGAATTACAAACTTTGAGGAAAAAATATAATTTTGAGTTTGAAAGAGTAAATTATGCCGGTAATTCCGACTACACTCTTCCACTTTGTAAAGATAAACAAAAGAAGTTATTAGAAAATCACGATTGGGTACTCTATAGCGATTGCGATGAGTTTATCGTAGCCGATCCAACAAAATATAAAGACTTAAAAGATTTTGTGGAAAAGTGCGATAAAGATAAAGTTCCCTGCGAGGGATTTAATATCCTACATGTCGAAGGGGAGTCCCCGATTGACTTTTCTCAACCCTATCTTTCTCAACGGAAATATTGGGCTAAGGATATGGACTACAATAAGTGTCTTCTCTCAAAGGTACCTTTGAACTGGAATGTGGGATGCCATAAGGAGATGGATGTAGATGACTCGGTAAGTAAAGCCTATGCTAATACCGGACTCTTCCTTTTACACCTGAAATATGCTGATTTAAACCCAAGAAGCAATAGGGATTTTGGGCCAACTATCACAGGGATATTCCACGCTAAAATAGAAGAGGGAATGAAAATTAAACAAGAAATCCCTGAAGAGATAAGGAGGCTATTTTGAAAAGACTATTTGTGCCAACGTTTATTAACCAATTCATTGCGATGAATAGCTATGTGTTCAGATTGACTAATTACAATAAGGTTTTCTATTCTATTGTCGTCTTTAATTCCATTTATGTGATGAATCTTGTCGCTTGGATTAAGATAATGTCCAATATAATTTTCCATTATAAATCTGTGTTCAAAGATATAGCCATTAAACGTTTTGAAGGGATGATTTCTAGGAGCTCTTATGTAAATATATCCGTCAGCATCAAAATATTTTCCACCTTTCCAATTAGGATTATTTTTACCACAATTAAAAGAAGAAAAGCCTTTTTTCCTACAAGCGTTGGAACAGAATTTTTGTCTATTCCATTGCATATATCCATTCTTAGGATGTTTAGAAAACTTTTTATAACATATAACACAAGTTTTAACTTTAATCATAATGCAATTATAGCATTTGGTTAAACCAAAGTCAACTATGAAAATTGCTTTTCTGTGGAATTTCGGTCAAGCGAAAGAAATTTTTAATAATTGGCGGGATGGGCTAAGGGCGGCATTGGAAGAATTAGCAAAAATAAATCCTGTAGATGTTTATTTGGCTGAAGATTGTGAAAGGGTATCCAATAAATATGATTTTTTGTTATTTTGGTCGGATTCTAACGATCCGATAATTGATAGGTTTAAAGAATATAAGGCTAAAAAAGGCTTAATTTTAACTACTGACCCACATAATATAGAACATTTAAAAAACTACGATATAATATATTGCGAATCTGATCCCATTTATCAGCAGGTAAGGGCA